ACTCCTTGAGAAACTTCTTGAGTTACCAAATCAAATAATTTCTTAATAGGTGCTTGAGCTGGAGTAAACTGGAAGGCCACACCATTACCTATAGAATCAATCACTTGAGCTGGAGATCCGCCAAGAACTCCTGACTGCCCTGCCATATAAGCATCTGTAGCTTCTTTGCCTGCGGGAGAGTTAGATTTTAAAAGCATTAGATACTGTCTAGCTAACTTAGGAGATGCACTAAGATCTGGAGCCTTATCTCCATACATCACTTTAAGTCCAGCTTGGATACGATCCACAAAGAAATCATCTCCTTCAGCAGCTTTAGCTTTCTCTTCTTTCTTCCAATCAAATTCTTGTTTATGCAATGCATAGTTCTGCATAGCCAAACCTAATTGGGCTTGAGCATTTGCAGCAGATAGAGATTGGAACTTGAGAGCTGTCTGCTCCTTACTAGCATTGATAGCAGTTTGGAGTCCTTCAATATTATAATTCAATCCATCAGTCTTTGCTTTATTGGCAGCAATCTGTGCAGTATCTGCAGTATTTTTTGCACTTGCATCGATAGCTGCTTGATTTATAGAGATTTCAAAGTTCTTCTGATTTACTGCAGTAGCATTTGACATTTGATTAATCTCATCAATATGTTGTTTTGCCGCCTGCTCAAGCTCTAGCGCAGAGTTATGAGATCTAATATCGTCATTAACAGAAAATTGATTGATAATAAAACCGAGCGGATTATCCATGAATCCAACAGAATCTTTCTCTTGGATATCTTTAAGACTTTTAAGTTTCTGATTATACGCACTATTCCATAGATCAACATTCTGAGTGATCTGTTCACCTTGCTGATTAAGATCGGCACCAAAGATTGCACCAGCTTTAAGCCGGGCATTTTGGCTAGCTAGTGCGCCTTGATTCTTTACTTGCTCAATAATAGCGTTATTTGCACCTATATCAAGTTGCAAGTCTGCACTAGTATTCTGCAAATCTGCCTGAGCATTTCGCATTCCAATCTGTGCAGTAGATGCTTGGCCAATAACACCAGAAGTATTATTAGCTGCTTCTAGGATAGCGCCTAGATCAATTCCAGCCATTAGTTTCTCCCTTGTGCAACTTGAGTTGCTGCTGCAGGCGCATTAAACAGTCTCTCCAAGTTATGAAAGAAATCATCTCCCAGAACTTGTTTAACTTTAGCAGTTGTTTGTGCAGTAATAACAGTTTCACCGTCAGATAGACGAGTAGGAATAGAATCAGAAGTTCCAGTTCCCGGCCCGCGAATATTACCTCCGCTAGCAGCTCCTGGACCTGCAGCAGATGCTCCTCCAGCAGCAGCCCCAGCTTCTCCAGAACTACCGCCAGGGCCTCTAGAAGAATTAGTATTACCTGCCCCAGACCCCCCAGTAGTTTCAAAGTTATCATTTAAAGCCAGAAACGCATCTAATGAATCAGTTCGAGTATTAAGATTAGATGCACTATTCATAGCAAGAGCTGAGAGACTTGGAGTATCTGTAAGCCTGCTAATAACATTAGAGGCAACTGCTCCCATAGGTCCCATCATACCAATAGCACTAATAGCTAAGTTTGCTACACCTGCATCAGTTAGATCTTGTTTGAGACTAGAAGAATATCTAGTTCCATCTTGGCCTTGGACAGCCGCTCTGTTATCCCCATAACCTGCCCCAGTAATAGCTTGCACCATAGAATTAGCTGCAGTATCACTAACAGTTCTAGGGCCAATCTCTCCAGATGCAGTAAGTTTAGCTTGTGGAATAACTGCAGAATCTAAAATAGATCGATCTACATTTCTATCTACAAATCCGCCTGCCGCATAACCCGGAGCTTTTCGTACAGTCCCACCATTAGCAAAACCAAAGAAGCTTGCAACATCATCCCAAACACTAGAACCGGCGGTGGAACTTGCTGCATCAGATACTGCACTGGAAGCAATACTAGAGCCTGCATCTCCTAGGAAAGCATCGGCCGCACTTGCACCTAGCGAATCAGTTGCAGATTCAGCTAGGTAGTTAGAAGCTGCATCAGAGAATAGATTAGTACCGCCGGAATCAATTACATTTCCAGCGCCGCCTGAGAACATATCACCTACAGAAGATATAGCAGAATCTAAACCTTTATTTATAGAATCACTTAAAGGATCAGTTACTGATTTAGAAAGTTTCTTCAGCAGCGGAGCACCAACTTGTGTAAGTGCCAGAGACCCTAGAGTAGATCCAACTCTAGAACTAGATAGAGGTCCCGGCTGAGAAGTTGTGCGAGATCCACCAGAGGTTACAGTAGTTCTAGTAGAGCCTGCATTCTTAGCTGCAACATCTGCTGCAACTTGCGCCCGACCTAGAGCTAGATTTGTATCGCTATAAGTACTGAGACCGGCACCGTGAGATGCTTGATTCAGGGGTGCCATAGCTGCATCAATCTGAGACTGAATCTGAGCAGATGTTATATTAGATGCATCTGTAGTTACAGTAGTGGTGGGAGAATCAGTAGTTACACTAGTCTTACCATTATACAAATCCAGAATAGAAGTTAGTCCTGCAATAGGATCACGTTCTTTGATTGCAGAATCTGCCATTATGCTACCCCTTTAACTTTTTCAATAGTTCTCTGCACTCCATAGCCAGTCATAACTGTGCCAAATAGAATATAAAGAGAATCTGGAATTGCTGCAAGCCAAGCTTTAAATCCTGCCGCCACTGCCTGAGCTACTTCTGGTTTCCAGGCGGCAATGAATCCCATAGGAATTCCTGCAAGTAGCATAATATATACTACATACAGAAAAGATGGCCGCGCTCTAGAAGTCCAAGGATCGGTAGACTGAGAGTCAGAAATAATTGCAGACATTGATACTCGTACAAGATCTAAATCTCCTGCACGATCTGCCTGATACATAGCAAGTTTAGCTGCAGCTGCTTGTGCAGGATCCGGAACAAATCTATCTATAGCTTTACCTATAAGATCTATCCCAGCTGTGATTGGGTCAAGTGACATAATCTAATTCCCCTTCTTTTTAAACTATAAGCTTCAAACCTTTAGCAACAAAGGGCGCTAGAAGTAATTGACCTGCATCATTAGAGTGGAATCCATCAGTTGTATTTTGTAGTATAACTTGACCGGAGCCATCAACAGGACCGGAACATCCACCAGAAATATCAGCAACATTCAAACCTGAGAGTTTATCCACATTATTTAAATCTGTGCGAAGACTGTCAGTGGCTCCATAAGCTCTAGCTCCAGCTTTAACAGGATCTACTGGAGACATTGTACCTACTACAGACACAGTAGAATTAGTCTCACACAAAGATCTCATTTTAGTTTTATAAAATCTAGACTGCTGTATAAAAGCTGCAGCCAAAGAATTTCCAGTATCATTACCTGTAGCATTTGGATAAATAAGCACCGCATTTTTTACTACTGGCACCAGAGAGGTAGCCATATTTAAGATACCTGCAGACCCAGCCCCTGCCAAAGCTGCATTTACAATTTCTAGTGGAGCTGAAGGAGTAGAATATTGAGCCTGCAGCTGTTCTGGCCATCCAAAATGATTTACAGCGCATCCTGGAGTTGGAGCTGACCCAAAAGAGTCATAAGTTACTAGCAGTGTTTTTGGTACTGTACTACCTCTCGGCCAGTATCTAATCAAAATTGGAGGCCAAAAAGTAGTTTGGCTTGTTGTATTAGTAAGAGCAGCTTTAGTTGCATTAGATGCTGCATCAACTGCTTGCAGTCTAACTCTCCAAGGACGATTAGCAACTAAATTAATGTCAGATTCCCAGCCCCCTGCCGCACCTGTAGAACCTGGACCTGGCAAACTTGTAATATTTTGACCTCCAGGAACAAAAAATCTTACTGAAAGTATTGGCAGAGTTTTACCTGTGTCAGTTCTATCAACACTTGGAACTTGCATTATATCTGTAAATCCCCAGCCTGCCAAAGCTGCAGAACCTCCATTGGCAGGAAGTGTAAGAGTGGCAGCTCCGCCCTGAGTACAATCTGTCCAGGTGGCAGAGTTATTATTAGCTGCGGCACTATTATCAGCCCCAAGAACTGCACTTGCTAGTACGCAACATTTTACAGAAGTGATAGCTACAGAATCTGCATTAGCTATACCTACTTGTATAGCATCAAAAGCACATTCAAGTACAGTTTGAACTTGAAAAGTGTTTGGACCTGCACTTGCAGACCAAGTAGTACCCCCGCCATTATTTGATAATTTACCTTTTGATGCAAATGCTGTATTCTGCGGGAATAGAGATACAAATCCAGTTTTACTATTAGCATTAACATCTAAAATTTGATTTCCGCTAGAATCATAATTTGCATTAATCATTGAAGTCATAATAAGTTCCCTAATTTATCGGTAAGTCCAGAAGAGTATCCACCATTTGAAAGCAAGGATAGCACCTGATTTCTTTGTACTCCATCGGGGTTACTATTCCAGGATATATGCACCCAAGTATGTTCCAGTATTAGTTGATCAAATCGTACGAGATTAGAATACTCAATAAGTTTCTTACATATCACAAGAGCTGAGCCAAAAGAAGGACAGATAAAATCTACAGCCTCACCTTTAATATGCTGGCTAGTTGATCTAGATCCTAACGCAGTATTAAGTCCAGGAGATCGGTACCAAGAATCAATTGAGATTGCACGGTTACCGAGAACTGCTCGCACCTTTTCCATACCTAGTGCAGTCTTAGCTATCACAGGGTAAAGAGAATCTGGGAGGATATTTGGTATGCCCAATCTCTCGGCAGTTTGAGAGTGTGTAACTTCTTGGAGCGAGAAATGATCAGAAACTTGTGTAGGATTCATGGTGTTATTCTATTTTCTTTATATCAGATCTGGTCGGAATACTAGAGTGTTAGCTCCGATGGCGTAACCAATTCTTTGTACTACAGTTCCAGCTCCAGCTGCGATTAACCCGTTAGTATTAGATTGATAATAAGTTACTCCTGGTGTTAATCCTCCTATAAGAAAACAAGTACCTTGTTGAATAAATTCTCCGTAAGATCCAGTTAATACTGCAGTAGTACAGAAAGCGTGGCAGTGTTTACCTGCTGCAGTATTATTTGCATTACGAACATTTAAAACTCCTGCATTATTCCAGAAATTAACTGTTGCGCCAGCTGCAATATTCTCACTAGCTAGCGCATATGTACGAGTAAGATTCTGAAGTCTATTCCAATTAGCAGGATTAGTTTGTTGACTCCAGTAAGCAGGGTCTTCTCCAAGTACTCCCGTGTATTGATCTAACACACCTTGCAAGAGTTTGATACCATTTCGCAGGCGAAGATTATCGTTCCAAATATCTGGATACTTAGATTGATCAATTTCCGGCGTCGCTGATATCCCAGTATTAGTAGAGAAACTTTGTGCAGCCATTCTTATCTCTTTCCGTGCACATTAAATTGAAGGACTAGAGAATCTAGTACAAATCCGCCTTGAAAGAGAAGTGAGTGATTAATACCAATAGCACGAGTAGAATATTCTTTAGCTAACCCAGAAGCGTAAGTTAGCGTAGGATCAGATAGAATATTATTCTTACCGTCCAAAGCTGTCATAATCTGAAGAGTAAAATTTTGAGAAGCTCTGATAGATTCTAGGAATATCTGGTCTAACTGGAGCAAGCGTGCGCGAACATACTGGTATTTACCAAGTATCATAGTTCCATTAAGGCTAGGAGATCCTATAGAGAAATCTATTACACTGACGGAACCATCTTTCTTGAGGAAGCCAAAAGATTGTCTAGGAGTTTCTAAGATTCCTGCAGCTGCTAAATGATAAGTAAAAACATCTACATGAGTAAGTTTAATTTTCCCGTATCTTTTAACTATCAGATCATAAACAATGGCGTGAGTAAGTTCTGTGAGTCCATAAGAAATAACAAGATAGCGATCCGCAACTACTGTAAGTTTCTTTTTCAATGGGGCAGATAGGATAGTGGTTGAGAATGTATCTGTTACATCATCAAAATCTTCAAAGTACCTGCCAGATATAAAATCAGTAATCTCAGGGTACATTGTCTGAGTCTGAGATGTAGATATTAGCTGGAGGCCTGAAGTAGTGTAGGCATAAAGGCCGGAAGAATTAGCATCCCAAGTTACCAGCTCTAAAGAAGTCATACCCCCGGAATTAACAATCTCTCGGAATTGGAATGGATACCGAGTATTATTCTGGTATAGAGCTGCTACGCAGTTATCTGCGGTGCCTACAATAAATCCAAGTGTGTGAGGAACACAGTAGTTAATAGCTCCTCGCGCAGATTCTACAGCTCCACCTCCAGCTCCTGTAACTAAAGAGGGAGTGAAATCTGTAGGATCAATAGTAGAGGACCAAGATACCTGAGAGTTAGACCAGGCAATTAGATATCCTGCAGAGTATGTAATACCTATAATATTTGCAGCTGTGAGAGAGGTAAGAATTACAGCAACAAAGGCGGCCGTGCCGAAATCATACTTATAGCATCCAGTGTTAGCTACATAGATATAAGTAATACCTGCTACATAGGCTATAGTTATAAGCTTTCCGGCGGTTACTGTAGTTTTCAATACCCAAGGCGCGCCTGTACCATCAGAAATATAAAAGCCTCCTGAGGTTGTAACACCTAAGAAAGCTTTATTATCTGAGCCATCACGAAGAAGTAGGATAGAGGTAAAATCTGTGATACCTACAACTGTCGGTAGGATAGGCGTGAATCCTATTGCTTGCCATCCATTTGCATAAGGCATCACATTATGGCAATAGTATAACTGAGGAATACCGATATCTTTATCTTGGTCTTCTGAAGATACTACTTGCCTAGAAAAGTTTTGGTCAGGTCCAGATACAATAATAGATCTACCAAAGTTTTCTGAGATAAAAGGAAAAGATTTAGCTGATAGATTAGCTCGATATGTAATCTGGGTCATGTTTGAGTTCCGATCACAGTGCCGTCAGTATCGCTAGCCGGAGCAGAGTTCTTAATGCGCAGGCGAGTAGAAGAGTCTACCCAGATATGATAGATACCTATCATTAGATGAGTAGTATTCCATCCAGCATTGCCTGCAGTATCTTGGAGTTTCACATTCCCAGAAACATTGGAAACTGATCCAATCCCTGGGGCTAGTACAATATCTCCGCCAACAGAGGCAAATCCTGCACTCCCAGACTGTCCTTTGATAGTGCAAACTTGCGGAGCTACTGCAGTTGCAGGAATAAGATTAGCTGGGGCAACTCCTCCAGGTACCAGAGCCCAAGAATCTTTGGCAGTTATAGAACCTGCAGAAGTTGCAATAACTCCTAAAGATGCAGTTTCTGAGATGAATACGAATTTATAGCTAGGCAATGTGGAGGAGCGTGGAACTTGTGTCATATTATTTTCCTGGAGGCGGGGTGAAATGTATCAGGGCTGCAAAAGCAGCTCCTACTATTGTTACCCATTTTGCTACAATTCCTACATATCTCATAATAGTGAAGAAAGACTTACCAAGTTCCAGAAGTTCTCGTATTTCTTGCGTTAGCGCAGTGTTAGCTCTAAGCTCAGACGCAGTTTCTTCTTGTGCAAGAATAGTTTCTTTCACAAGATTTTCAAGAAATCCAAGCCTTTCTTCTCTTTCAATTACTCTGCGTTCGATCATAAGAAATCTTTCTTGCTGTTCATTAATCAAGATTAATCCCCTGAAAATTGATCGCTGGAGGTTGTTGCGCCTGTTGGCATATCTTTATAATCAACTTCGGCATCAAATTTTGATTGGGAATTTAAATCTTGAATAGTTTTAAGTTCAGTGAGAAGTTCTTTATGCTGGTAATTTAATACCTGCATTTGAGCTTCTACAAGTCGTATGCGCAAAATAGCTATTTCTAACTTAGTCATTATTAAGTACCAATTAATCCGTGGGTTAATAGATCATCTTCAATTGCCTTTACTCGCTGGGCAAGTTGAACAAGAGTAATTGTTGAGGTATCGTAAGGTGTGGCCCGATCTGCTGTGCCACTCATCGCATTTGTATAACCGGTGCGGCGTGAGGTTAGAACCTGAACAGCATTAATACTAAATGTCCCTACTTGATTCGTAGCACCTACGTCTGAAATTGTATATTTTGTCCCACCGCTTACCTGATAGGCTAATACCCCGCCGCTATAGAGCAAGGTTCTATCGTTTGTTGCTGCAAATGAAAGTTTTTGACCTACAGCCATTCGAAAGGCAACTCCAGCAGCGCTTTGCGTTCCCAGCGAAGAATCAAAAGCGCAGTCAAACTCAATTACACCAGTGGCAAAAGCGCGGATAACTCTACCTTCCGCAAGGCTTCCATTGAGTGCACCGACACGTACACCATAAGAAGTTTCCATAATGGAGCCAGATGTATTATCTCTGCCAATTGAGATATCCACACCTACTCTTGTACTGTTTCCGTCAGTACCATTTCCAAAGGTATCCACCTCGATACCAACAAGTCCTTTCGTCGGGTTGGCAGTGCCAGTTTTATCTCGGGCCTCAAAAACTCCCGCCCAGGTTGGCCCTACTGCTCGCTTGTTACCTTGACTATAAACAGCAACATTTTCGCCGCTAGCGGCATAGTTATCTAATACAGAACAAATACCCCACTCAAACGCGGTTTCTGTAGCTCCGGTTATTGTTCTATTATAGATAGAGAAGTTTACATATCCAGGAGTTCCTCCTGTAACTCCTGAAGCATCTCTAAAAGTATTTACGCCTGCCTTCTGTGCAGCATCCTGATTAGTTATAGAAGGTGAAATTCCCTCTATAAAACCTAACCTAGTTTTTACGGTAGTAGCTCCAGTAGTTCCTTGATTATATGTAATGATAGAAGAGTCCGGGAGAAACTGTAGAGATGCAAGAGGAAAGCCGATAATCTCTACAACATCTGTAGAAAGTACTGAACTGATAAGAGTAAAAGAAGTTGTAGAAGTTTCTATGAAATCAGTATTAACTCTTTGCTTAAGCCCATTAATAAAAACAATTAAAGAGTTAGTTCCAATAGTATAAGAGAAAAGAGTAATATTAAAAAGTGTTTGGCCGTCTGTAGGTGTAAAAGATTGAGGCACTAGAGTACCAGAAGCATTCACATTAATTGCAGTTCCGCCGCCAAATAAAGATGTCATTATATTTCCCTTACTTTCTTAATTCTTTTAATAACCTTGAGCTACAACATTAGATCCACGAATCATAGCAATCTGCTCTGGGATCATAGTCCTATAAGATGCAGCTTCCTCATCTTTGCCAATTGCTTTAAATACTGTAGCTGCTGCATCAAATACAATTGCGTAAGGATGATCTTTTGCAATCCAAGAATTATAACCTGCCGTTGTAATATCAGGATTTAAATAACATCCCATAAGATAGTATTGCTCAGAAGTTTCAGACTTAATGTTTGCATAAGCGCCGGCAAAATAGTAAATATTTGTTTTCTCTACAGTGTACCGATCCAATACAAGTTCTGGTTGTATTAGAGTTAGAAAGGCACCAGGAGTTCCTGTATTATTATCATACTTACGCAAATATTTATTAGCTCGCCAAAGAGGAAGTAGAGAACGATAATCTAACTGCTGAATAAAAGCAGCTGAGGAGAAAGCCACACCAGTTTCAAAGATATCTTTATAATAGAAATCAGACTGGTGTGCTTTCAAAGTTGCAGATTTAATAGCCGAAGCTGTTTCAGCCACTCGATCTGGGCGTCCAGTGATTGTATAAACTTCTTGAATTAATTCTGCAAGTGTCATAATTATTTACCAACCTTCATTAGGCGAGCAGCCAAACCTACGCCAGATCCGCCAGCTGCTGCATCTTGAATTGCATTAGTAGAAGAAGGTTTGAGAGGATCTTGAGCAGAGTCTCCCATATTATTATCTGGGTTAGTAGCTGCTGCCATGGAAGCTTTATACTCCGCAATGATAGATTCCCGCAGTCCTGCAATTGGATCCACTTTAGTAGAATCTACCTCTACCTCTGCAGAATCGATATAAAGAATAGGATGGCCAGCTGCAATCTCTGTTTCAAGTTCTCGGATCTCAGCAGGAATAGAAGTGTGGAACTTACCGCTTACAAAAATAGCAGGTTTGCCATTCTTGAAAATATAGTTCACAGAAGGAAGAGTTGCTTTGAAGATTTTTACGATTGTCATGATTGAGTCCTAGGATTGAAAAGATGCTAGTTTTTATTTTCCGCAGAACTAGCAAACTGCGTACCCTAGGAAGGAGCCTGGATTAACCTGCTGCAGCTGCAGTCAGGGAATAGATGATAGAGTTAGCTGGAGGATTCTTGATAACACAAGTAAGTTCAGTAGTCAGAGTTCCGCCGACTGCATCGATACCATTATCAGAAACATCCATATCGCCTTGATCTGGCATATTAAACTCTTTATTCTGAGTTTTACGATCACCCAGATAAGCAAGGCGGAAAGTGCTCAGATCTACTGCAACTGCCATCTTACTCCAAGAAGTATTAGAATTGAACAATGGATGCTCAATCATGCGGAAAGTTCCACGGGCAGTTTTGAAAGTAGAGAATTGCAAACCGTAGGAAGTTTGACCATCTACAATGTAATACGTACCATTCAAACGACCAATGTTATTGATCACTCGTTTGGCAGTACCGCCTACAAACAAAACTCGTTCATTGGCAACCTTGGGATCGGTTGCTTGATTGAATACTGGATCAAGGAAACCTTCCAGTTGAGTATAGTTGGTAGTACCGCCAGCAGTATTTACGTTAACTGCAGCATAGTAACTAGGATAGTAAGAGAGATTACCAACAATATTGATGAGACCGTCCATAGTACGGAAAGGCTGACCATTGCGAATACCTTGAGACTTCTGACCAAAGAAGATAGCTTTCTCAATATCAGCTGCATGGAAAGCTGCACAATCTTGACGACTCTCTGCAACATTGGTCTCCCCTGCAATCATCATCGTGGTACGGACAGTATCAGTGATTGCCCAAGTATTACGGAAAATCTGAGTCAGATTAGTAATACGAACCGGGTTGATAATCAAAGATTGCGGGCGCAGGGAACCTTCTTCAAAAGCATTACCAACTTGGTAAAGAGAGATAGAAGCTGCAATTGCTTGAGCTGCTACCGTACCAACTGCACGCTGTACAGAGACAGAAGTTGCAGAGATCACAGAGTTAATGAGAATATTCTCACCTGTAGAATCTACCCGCATAATCATGCCAGGCAAAACATTGGAAGTGGAGCCAACTGTGAAAGTTGTATCACCCGCTGCTTGACCAGCTGCAGAAACTACTAGTTGAGGAAAAAGCATAGTCTTAGTGAAGAAACCATGTTCAACTTGTACAGCAGTATCACTTGGCAACATGGAAGTCATACCAAACAAAGGTGCAGTACCATTAGGCATCAAACGAGTAATCATCTGAGCAAACGATTTCTTTGCCAGATCTTGCGTAAGTGCGCCAGTATTGAAAATACCAGTAGACATTTTTTATCCTTTAAAATTAGAGAAAGATTGAAATTTTGGAAACTTACAAAGACAAACCAGTTGCAGTGTAAGTTGGGCTGAAAGTGAAAGTTTGGCCCGTTGCAGTAGTATTGCTATTACCAGACATAGTAACAGAAAGAGATGCAGCGTTAATACCAATAATAGTATTACCTTGCTGACCTGCGATAGCATTAGTAACTACCTGACCAATCGACATTGCTGCAATTTGCGCAGAAGTGAACCCCGTAAGAACTGCATTAGCATTAGTGGAACTAATGTTAGTAGTAGTGATTAGCGGAGTGCCGTTGGTAATTTGGATCAGGAAATCTTTGGAACCTGCAGCAGATCCAGCGGCACCTGCAGCTACAGTACCTCGAACCAAAGTTACACCTGCATTAGAAGGTGCAGCAACGGTAATCACATTGGCAGAAAGATTAATAAGCTTCCAGCGGAAACTAAAATTCTTTTCTACTCCAATCAATCCCATACCAGCAATCATTGCAGTAATGAGAGCGTCGGCAGTTGGCAAGGTATCGGTAGAAACACCTGCAGGATTACGAGCATAGCAAGTGCTATTAAGCAACATTGCTGCAGTAAGTGCAAGAGTTGTATTAGTTGTATCAGTTGCAGGAATTGGAGGTTCCATCAAAGACAGAATATCTCCAATAAACAATTGGCGATTAATACCGCCATCTAGAACCATTGGCTTAACAGCACTCATGAAATACTCCTATTAAGAAAGGGCCGGAGCCCGAGAAAGAAATTAACCTAGAAATGCAGACCAGTCTTCCTGCTTAGCTGCCCTATTAGCTGCACGACTTGCAGGAGTTTCAACAGGTTTCGGAGCAAACGAAACTCCGATAGCAGAGAAGTAATCATTAACTTGTTTTTGGATCTCACTAGAAGTTGCAGTAGGATTCTTACGAACAAACTGCTCACTTAGTGCAGATACAAGTGGAGTTAAAGCTGGATTGGAAAGAAGGGGATTGTCGGCTTGAAGATTCTCGTTTACAGAGAATTTCTTAACCATTGAGGGGAGTCGTGCATCGTAATTTGTCTGTGCTTTTGCAAGTGCTTGGTCTACAATTTTGGTAGTAGCAAACGCAGATTGCGCATATACAGACTGTGCGACTTTATTCATTGCACTTGCAAAAGCTTCTACTGCCCCCTGTCCGCCACTAGCAATTGCTTGGAGTTGTTCAGGAGTAACTGCTTTTGCAAAATCTACTTTACCTGCAGATGCCATAAGTTGCTGGGGATCTACATTCCCAAACATCGTACCATCTGAGTCAGCTGGAGTATTTGCAGGAGTTTCCCATACAGTCTTGAAAGCATCTAGTGGGGATACATTCTGCTCAGTTGGCTGTCCTACATCTAGTGCCTGAGACTGAGATGGAATCATTCCATTAGGTGCAGTTTGCTGAGTTGCTTGAGTTCCTGGAAGAGGTTGGCCAGGATTAGCAACTTGACTAGGACCTCCAGTAGGAGCGGTTGGAGCGGTTGGAGCGGTACCAAAGATAGAAGAGAAGATAGACATGATTGTTTCCTAGAGGTTAAAGCGATGGAAGGTTTTTAAGTTGTTCCTTAGATTCATCAGATCTAAGAAGCATGAAACGAAGAATCGAAAGTTGTCCTTTTAAATGTGCTTCATTCTGCACAAATTTCAAGGGATGCGCCGGATCATAATCAAGAGCAATAATATTATCAGCAACCATAGATAGTTCATTTTGGAGTAGGTTATATTGATCAGTTGATAGGATAGATCCGGCTAGTCGTTCCCTCGCAGTTAGTTCGTAAGATGAAAAAGTATTAGAAATAAGTATTGCCATAATATATTAAACTCCTTGAGGTCCAGTTGGTCCTGTAGTTTGTGCAGCTGGAGAAGGTGTAGTTCCCTGTTGTGCAGTTGGTGCTCCTGGAGTGTATCCATACTGAGCAGGAACTGGTTGTGGAGTTGAGAAAGTTCCGCCTGCTTTAGCAACTTCTTGAGCAGTTTGCGACCACTGACCTACAGCTTGTTCATATGCAACTTGTTGAGGAGATTTTTCAAAGGCAGTAAGATTGGCATTCCTAGTTTTCATCAAATAAGAGAAAAGAGGGCCAATGTTATAAGCAGCACCAATAGCTGGCGATGATCCAATAGTTTGTAAAGCAACTGTAAGATCATCTCCTGATATTTGTTTATCGGTTGGTGTGAGTCCATCTGTTACCTTAAAAACTGCTTGAGATTTACGAAGTGCTACAGGATCTATTTTTACGGAAGATTCTGCCGAAGGAGAATAAATAGAAACTCCTGCCTGATACTGCATAACATTCAGTTTTAGAATCTCTTTAAGTGGTGTAAATACTTGAGACTCTAAAAGCATAGAGGTCATCTGATCCCTGCCATTTGCATTATTCATAACATCAGCATATTCGTGCTGAGTCTTATTACCTTTTACAAATTGACCTTGCTTAGCATTATTCTGACCATTTACAGAATTAGCCATTTGCATCATCTGCGGAAGTTCTTGGAAAGCTACA